TGTACCACCATTTGACACTGTGACTGTCATGATAGAACCGTTAGCAGCTTCTGTGTAACTATCTAATGCTGTAGTACCACCAATTGGACTTGGTGCTACACTTAATGTTACACCTTGTGAATAGTTACTACCAACGTTAGTAATAGTAAAGCTAACTACGCTTTCACCACCAGTACCGCTGTATGATTGGCCGTCATTAACGTTACTAACACCAAAATATTTTCTTTTTAGAGGACGTCCCATTTGTTTTCTCCTTGTATAAGTTTAGCGTTCTAGGCTATACGCGGTGGGGACCGCATAAACCCTTCCGATTAAGGGCGAACACATATATTTATCTAAAATGGTTGACAACCAGCTTAGATCAGTGTATTATTAACATATTGCAGTTGAAGCTGATCGAATAGCAAGAGCCTCTAAAACTCCTGGTAACGGGTTTGACTCCCGTCAACTGCACCAAAAGGATTATATGGATAAACAATACGCTCAACTTACAGCAAAAATTTTACTTAACGAGGTAGTACCACGTGCTAAGAAGTTAGGAGTAGGATTTGAAGAAGTTTGTTCGCCACAGGATTTGTCTAGTTTAGTAACAGCGGAGTTACACGGTATAAATACCAGAGCAGATACAAGAAAGTATCTTGATAAACAAGGAGAGTAATAACATGTTGTAGATTGAATATAGTTGTAAAGACGTAGTTTTTCATTTTAACAAAAAACACCTAGAGGATCCAAGTGTTCCTATGTGGTGTGTCAAAAGTCATGGTATTACATTTTATGTAAATCATGTATCAGCAGAAATTCCCTGGACTACTAAAGAAACTCCAGACAATCCAAGTACCAAAGGTAGTATCAAGTTTAAAGACTGTAAGCTAAGTATTGACCGCGATAACAATGCTACACTCAGCAAGTTAGGTCTATTAGATAAACGTTTACCACACCCATTCATTGCTAATCGTATCATTGCCGGCAATCGTGGAAATTTTCATAATGCTTTATTAGCAGATGAATTTCAACACAGCGAGATTAAACATGTTCATGGTGGCTGTGGCAGTAGCTTTATTATCTGTGACCTAACAGACAAGAATGAAGCACTCTTGGCTGCTCTTAAGTATGCTGGTCAATTCCGCTTGTTAGTACCCAACGAAAAATATTACTTTGACTATGCCAGCGGTCAAGAAATTTGGGAGTATGAAGACGAGGATCTAGACAATGATGACGATAACTATTAAACACAATGAACTACGTGAGTTTCAACAGATCATCAAAGATAATAACGTCAAGCACGGTCCATTTCATAAAAGTTCTCGTGGCTACACAATAGATATTATAGAACCCGGCATAACTGAAACTTATTTTAGGTTAAAGTATGCAGACTTGACAAATTAACTAAACTATAGTATAATTGCATTTCATTTGTATAAGGAGTAGATTATGACTTGGTATACTGCAAAATATAAAAAAAGTAAACCTACTTTCAGAGGTGGTGCTACTAACTATAACAGTGTTAACGCTACTAAGAAATATGTAGAATACTTTTTAGATATACAAGAAATGAATGCACTGCTTTTAACTACTAAAAGTTTTGATGTTAAGATGGATTTACTTTATTGTTTAGATAGGGCAGAAAGTAAAAAACAGTGGCACTTTAGACACCCGAACTTTGATAGAAATGATGCTAATAAAATTTTACAGTTAGTTAAAAATATTCCTCGTACCGATACACTAGATTACAACGAGAAATATTAGTCACAAAAAAGCCCCTTGCGGGGCTTTTTCTTTATCTATACCTTTAAGGTTTTTAATCTTATTGGAATGATAGGTTTGAGATACCGATTGTTTCTAAGTAGTCAGCTGCGTTACCTAGTGAAGAAGCAGTATTTGTAAGCTCAGCATAACCATAACGTGTCATGAAACCTACTACTGGTTCGAACGTGCTAGGATCTAACACAACACCAGAACTCATCAACGGAATATAAGGGCAATAAAACGCAGCTGCATCAGCTTCGCTAGAACCTTTATAACCTAACAATACTGAAGTACCAGTAGCAGCATAGCTGTTTACATAGATCTTCATAGCATTGTTTAATGTACCAACAAATTTGTTGTTTGTTGGAGCTTCAAATGTACCTTCTGTACTACGAGCAAAAGCTGAAGTAGTTGCAGATTGTAACACTGTTAAAGCTTCTGGACTTACAACTGCCCAGTTACCAGCACCACGACGTGTACGTTGTGCAATCAAGTTTGCTGAACGATTGATTAGAACAGCTAGAGCAGCGTGTTCGTCACCAACGAATGTAGCAGTACCTGATACAGTAGCTTGGTTGTAGTTGTATGTGTTTGGTGCTAAAGCTAACAAGCTGTTTAAAATCTCTTGGTCGATTTCAACAGTGATTTCTTGTGCTAGAGCAGCCATGATTTCAGCTTCAACGTCTAGACCGTGCATAGATTGTGCATCTTGCGCAGCTTCAAATGTCCAACGAGCTGATAGTTTGCGAGTTTTCGCTTCAACAACTTGTTTTAAGATTTGAACGTTGATTCTGTTACCTGGTGTACCTTCTAAAGAGCTTGTAGATGCAGCTAAACCTGTTGAAGTTTGGCTTGAGTATGCTACAGCAATTTTGAATGGTGATAATGCTTCATCGCCTGGACTTGCAGCGTCGCCACCAATTGAACCAGCAGCTTGTGAGTCAGCATAACGCACACGTAGAGTGTGGATTTGCGCTACAGGGCCAGTCATTGGTTGAACACCGATGATTTCGTTAGCGATAACAGTTGGCATTACACGACGAATCACTGGAAGAATCACGCGGTTTAATGTTGCTACGTTACCTACTGCTGTAGCACCACTAGTTGCAGTTTCCATCAAGTGCTTCTTAGTGTTTTCCAAAATAATTGCCATTGAGGTTCTTTTTGAACCTTGTAGACCTTCTAACAGGGCGTCTTTGGTCTCGTTCCAACGGCCTTCTAATAGTTGGGTTGTCATTTCTTTATTTTCCTTTTAAAATTTACTACTATTTTAGCCCTGCTAAACGTTTGATGTCGACTACATTAGTAGCAACTTCTACGTCTGTTTTAGCAGATTTATCACCTGTCACTTCTACACGACTCTCAGCTAATACAGCTTTTTCAGCTTTAACAGCTGGAGTGTTGTTTAGAACTGCTGGTAGATACTTTTCATATGCAGCCTGAAGACGATCAGTTTGCACATTCTCGAGTAGGCTGCTCATTACTTCAGCTTTCTCTTTGTTTAATGTTTTGAGTAAACCGTTTAGTGCTTCCTTGCGAGTTACACTTTCTTTGATTACTCGAACTTCTTTTTCTTTTGACTCAACTAATACTTCTTTTTCAGCTAGTGCTTTTTTGCTTTCAGCGATCACTGCATCTTTCGTTGCAATTTCTGCTTTAAGTTTTGCGAATTCAGCGTTTTCACTTAAGTGTGTAACAGCGAATTCTTGAGCAAATGCTTCAAATAAGCGACGACCAAACATGTTCTCACGAGCAGCTTGGATATCTTCTTTAAGTTGAGCTAGTTCTGAGCCTAGATTGTTTGCCACTGCTTCCTTAACAAGTTTAGCACTGCGAGCAACAAAAGCTTCTTGTAGTTTAGCTAATTTTTGTTTAGCTTCTGCTACTAGTTTTACTTTAGTTTCAACAACAGCTTGCTTGTCTTGGTCAAACTCTTTGATCTCTTCAGCTAGCGCATGAATAACAAAACGTTCTAACTTAGCTACTGCTTCGTTTTGAACTTTCTTATCTGCACGTAGTTCTTTGATTTCTTCTGCAAGTTTAGTAACCATAAAGTCATTAAACTTACCTGCTGATTCAACCATGTGACGTTTAAATTTCACGCGGTCTTCAACAAGAGCTTGTTTCTCTTCGGCGAACTCTTTGAGTTCAGCGGCGAGACTTTCAGTAACCATTTTGTCTAGAGCTTCAACCATTACTTGTTTGTCATGTGTATAGCGTTGTGCAAACTCTTCGCGCAATTCAGAGCGAACAGCTTCACGTGCTTCATTAATTTGTGATTCCCAAGCTTCGCTGATAGCTTGCTTAGTATCTTCATTAATGATGCCGCTTTCCAACAATGGTTTGATAGCGTCTAACATTGTGATCTCCTATTTAATTTTCAAATCTTTGATCAAGCGAGTAACTTGCTCTTTCAAATATTTTTGTACCTTTTGATCTGCGCTGGCTTCTTTTGCCATCTCGAATACCTTACTGCCACCGCGCATATTCATCAACCCCTCGTAGATAGCTGTTGGATATGCATTTGGTGCGCTTGGTTGCGCAACTACATCTACTGTGACTATTTCAAAGTCACTTACTTTGCCGTCTCCCTCGTTCACGTTGCCGCTACCACGAGATGAAACACCAAGTTTTACTCCTGATTCCAACATGGTCTGAACTAACTGACCCATTGGAGTAGGAAGAATCTTTAATTTGCCAAAACCATTAGGACCATCCATCCACATATCAGTAATCATATGTGACACGCGATCTAAATTGATTTTCAAATCATCAGGGTGATCTACTTCGCCTAAGACGCTGTAGCCACCCTTGATTTGTTCATTTAGTGTGCTAACGGCTCTTTCAATCTCAGTTACTGGGTATACACGTTCATTGTGGTTTTTAACGCCACCTTGAATGAAAATACCTTTCATGTAAAGATTCTTACCTTTGCCGTCAGCTGAAGATTCTGTTAGAACCTCCATTCTAGCTGCGTCAAAAGTTAAGTTCTCTTTAAGATAAAATGCCATTGCTATGGTTTCCTAATAATTAACGTGGTGTTGTTTTGATAACAGGTGTTTTGCCAATTGGGCGACTACCGTCGTTACCAGCTAGTTTACCTTCACCAGCGCCTTTCTTTTCAGCACCGTGACCGCCATCTCCGCCACCATCCCAAACTTTCTTGCTGCCTGGTACGTTTTTAAATTGACCGCTGTGTGGCATTTTTGTTTCGCCTTTCTTGTAAGCGTTTGCAGCACCTTCTTTAGCTGGTGTGTTGCCATCTGGATTAGCATTAGCTTTACCAGTAGCGATATTCTTAGCTGAACCACCCATGTCGTTCTTAGATGCTACAGGGTCTTTAGTTTGGATAGGTGATTTGAAGCTTTTACCTGTACCAACTGTTTTACCTTCTTTACCATCTAATTCACCTGAGTAAGGTGTACCAACGTTTTCAACGTATTCACGAACGATAGATTCTTCTAAATCTTCTTCGTCGTCTTCTTCGTCATCTTCTTCGTCGTCTTCAGCTGACTCGTACATCATGTCTTCTTCGCCGCCAAAATTTGGATCGTCAACACCATCATGATGTTCTGGTTCATGTTGTTCATCAGCCATTAGTGCATCAAATTCTGCTTTAAGTTCGTCAAGTGCTGACTCTAGGTCAACCACGCGATCTTCTAATTCAGCTTCACCAGCTTCTTCGTGACCTTCGTCGTGATCAAAAGCACCATCTTCGTCTTCTTCAGAATCTTCTTCGTCACCAAACTCTTCTTCTTCTTCTGAAATGCCTTCTTCGTCCATTTGAACGTCGTTAACCATTTCTTCAACTTCGTTGCCACCCATTACTTCGTCTAGGTCTTCTTCTTCAACTAGACTTTCATAGATATCACGTGATTTTTCTACAACGATCTTGTGGAAAAGTTCACGAGCTTTGTCTGTTTCATCGTTAATGATGAATTCGACTAATTGTTCGTATTTGTTGCTCATTTAAGAACTCCTTAAAAATTAATATTAAATCCGGACTAATACTTGAGAGTAAATGTATTATGTTAATATATTTACTTTTTATTACAGAAAAGGGGGTTAAATGCTAGTTTTTTGAATCGTTTTGGAGGATAACTATGCTACTGACGCTTCAGCTGGAGGGGCTTTGTACTGTTTTTGTACGCCTGTGATCTTTTGTTCGTGTTCTAACTTACGTACATCATTCATAATACGTAGGCGATTAATCTGCTTTAGAGTCAGCTTGGTTTTACGTAGATCTTTGAGTTTTATCTCAGTATGATCTTCTTTTTCGCTGCGATAGCCCTGCGGCATTTGGTCAAAGACTTCTAGTAGGTTCATGTTATTATTTACCAAAAACCTACAAACCTAATCCACCAGCGGGAGCACCACCACCGCCAGCTGGTGCGCTACCTGGAGCACCTGCTTCTTCTGGGCCTCCTGGCACTGCGCCAGCCGGCAGTTGTCCTTCAGGATTTGGCGTTAGAGTTTCTAAATCCTGTTGAATACCTGCATTACTTACGCCAACGCTACGTAGACCAGCATCAGGAGCAGTAGTATCTTCTACTACACCGTTTTCCTGAGCCCATAGCTCATCGTTGCGTGTCATTTCTTCTTCGCTTAGATCTAGGTAACGTTCTAGTAGGAAACGTTTGCTCAAATACCCAATACCTTCTAGGCTCGTGAATGTAGCAATACGTGTTTGATCAAGCTCAGCTTGACGATATTTGGCAAAGTTTTGTGGTTCATTGAAACGTAGTTCAAATAAGCTGTTGTCAATGTTTACACCTCTCCAGCGCATGAACATTTTAAATTCCATGTCTAGTTTTTCAACAATCAAACGTTGTAGGCGCATACAGTATTGGTTAAAACGCCATTCTTGAATAAGTGCTGTGGTTGTTTTACCGTCACTGAATGTGCGTTCACTTTCGTCAATACCGTTTGGCAAGTAGCTTGAGGGAATACGTAGACCACGGAACATCTTGTTAGTAAAATAACGCAAGTCTGTAATTTCACCAAGGTTTTGTCCACCTGGGAATACTTCTACTGTTGATCCACGACCATCTGCTGTAGTTGGGAAAAAGTAGTCTTCGTTAGTTGATAATGGATTGTAGGTAGCATCCATCATGTTTTGTCCACCTTCTGTTTGCGTAGGAATACGACGTTGGTGGATTTCATTTTTGATACGATCAACATAGGCCATAGCCATGTGTGTTGGCATGTTACCTACGTCAATCTTAAAGATTCTGCGTTCTGGAGCACGTTGTATACGATAGATAATAATAGCATCTTCTAGTAGTTCTTTTTGTTTAAAGATCTTAAAGATACTTTCTAATACACTGTTACCAAATGGCCAGTTTAAGTCCAAACCTTCTGTTAGGCTTAGGTGTACTACGTGTTCTGCATCAATAACAGCTTCATTTTTAGCGTGACTAAAACGACTGCCGCCACTGTAGGGTGTTTGTGGTTGTACATAACTACCACTTGGTCCACCTACCTGCGGGTGATTAACAAAGGTATCACTACTGCTCAATGCTGTGGCTGTTAGGTTTTGAAAATTGATGTTTAGGTCTTTGATAACATATTGCTCTGGCTTTTTGCCTTCTGCTTCGTTAACAATAACCTTGGTCACTTTGAACATTTCTGTCCAAAATAACTTAAATGTTTCTGGGTCACGCAAGAATACCTGATCACCGTATTTGATAGTATTACGCACTAGTTTGAATAGGCGTTTGTTAAGATCGTTTAAACTAACCCATTGTTGTAATTGGTCTTTAAGTATCTTAACTTCGTTGTCTGTTGGATCTTCTTTAAAGAATAAATCAAAACCTGTGCCGTTTTCAATATTAGGTTGCGTCATGAACTCAGCAAGGATATCTAGTGCCGCGTTTACTTCACTGTCCATGTCCATTTGTTCGTATTGATTGTAGCGTTCTGTACGATTTGGGTGTCCAATGTAAACTTCTGGTAGTTGGCTAGCATAGTTGCTATAACGTGGATCTGGTAGATTACCACCGCTACCAATTGGACTCATTAATCCCGCAGAATTTGAGTTTGCTGTTTTGAAATATTTTTTCCAGGCCATATTATGCTCTCTTTAAAGATACAGTATTTATCGCCTTAACTAGCTAGTTGAACTAATTGTGATGAGTAGCCAGCGGTGGTTCTAGCATGTCGCACTAATTCATCCATGCTGTGTTTGGTCATTTCGTGACCTTTTTTCAGTTCATGCAGCATGT